TTTCTCAATTTTACGGAGTAAACTTGATATGCCTGCAATAGCAGCCATAAAAACCTCATCCATCATCGGCACAGTCGAAACGACTACGTCGGCGACTGTGGGTGTGGATAAGACGTTTGACCCCGAGGGCTTTATCGCCCCTGGTGTCGCACGATGGGTTGACAGGGCCGGCGGTGTTGCGTCCCTGTATCCCTTCCTAACCCTTTCGGTCCGCCCGCCTACCAAGGCGTCTCGGATCTATCGGGTGACGGTAAAGCTGGGTCTCCCGACTGGAGAAACCGTAGGAAATGCTTACAACGGCATTACGCCGCCTCCGCAGAAAGCCTACGATTGTCTCTGTGTCATGGAGTTCATGTTGCCTGAACGGTCAACGCTAGCTGAGCGTACTGCATTACTCAGTCATGTTCGATCGCTCTTCGCAACCACCATCAACGCTTCGGATGGGGCCCCAACAGATGCATCGGGGTCCGGCCTGAGTGCGGCGGTGATGAACTTTGATGGTCCGTACTAAAACCACGTTCCACTAGTTCATTGACTCGGAGACCACTATGTCTTTTAAGAAGCGTAGTTCTGGCTGCCTTGAGGTAGCCAGGCACTATCGTGTGCCATTAGAGGTAACCTCTGATGCTGTCGAGACGTTCCTTCAATCCTTGGATTGTCCGAGGGCTCAAACAGTATGGATGCTCTTCCATTATGGAGAACATGCCCAGCTCGCTGAACTCTCGTTCGATCCGCTCAATTACTTAACAGTTGTTGAGCTAGGGGATGCCTACGCTGCTACGAAGTTTCTGTCAAAGTTCAAGGATTTAAACCTTGGATACGATTTAAACGACGTAGCATTACAGAAGTTTAGAAGATTCGAGCTTCTGTGTAGACAGACTAATGATCGTTTTACTGATCTTGGAATGGACCCTAAATTTACAGGGCCCATCGTCTGGCTTCATAACGAGGTCAGGCGAAAAATATCCTCGATCCTTGGCGACTTTAGTGTGGAAGAGCTTTTCGGCTCAGCAGATTGGGGTCCTGGCGCAACGACTTTGATTAAGTCTAGTAACGCCAGTTCAGCCAATAAGTTCCAGCATGAAGCTGGGATCACGAAAGATCTGTATACTTTGTTGCCGGATACTTTGATTCGGGAAGCTTACCCGACTTGGTATCTGCATCTTCTGGAGATCAATTTTCCGATTTTCCAGGTTGGCAACAAGGTGGTCACCGTGCCGAAAGACGCAACCTCGAACCGAGTTATTGCCATTGAACCAGGGATGAATCTCTGGTTTCAAAAAGCAATTGGCGAGATGCTGAGGAAGCGTCTTCTTCGCGTTGGGATTGATTTGCGGTTGCAAGAGAGGAACCAGAAACTCGCTTTCTCCAGTTCAAAAGACCAGAGTTTGGCGACGATCGATTTCTCTTCTGCTTCTGACTCTATCTCACGTGGGATTGTTGAGGATTTACTTCCTCCTCGATGGTTCTCACTGTTAGATAGTGCTCGATCCCGATTCGGTCAACTAGGCAGCGAGCTGGTTGAGTGGGAGAAGTTCTCCAGTATGGGGAACGGCTTCACTTTCCAGTTAGAATCGCTTCTATTCTACGCCATCGCGAGATGTGTCGTAGAGTTCCTTCACGAGTCACCCCTCAGCGCGAGGGAGAATCTTGTGTCGGTCTACGGAGATGATGTTGTTATTCCCGTAGGGTGCCTAGATCTCTTTTCCAGCCTTAGCGACTTCTATGGTTTCTCCCTTAATATGAAGAAGAGTCATTTTTCCTCTTGCTTCAGGGAGAGCTGTGGATCGCATTATGTGCTGGGTTGTGACGTAAAGCCCGTTTACCTTAAGGGTAATCTTTCCAACATCTTGTCTGTTTATAGACTGGCAAATGCTGTAAGGAGATTCGCACATAGGCGCATGAATTTTATGGCCTGTGATGCTCGTCTTCGTAAGGCATTTGTTCACCTAGTCGACCTAGTTCCTCGGAGACTTCGTCTTCGAATACCAGACACGTTAGGTGATGGTGGATTCATTAGTAACTTTGATGAGTCCACTCCATCCAGGGTACGACATGGCATCGAAGGATACCGTGTTCAGAACCTGGCAAGC